CATAATCTACATCTGGTGTATAAACTTTTGAGTATGAGTTTTGTTGAATTGTAATATATTGAGATAATACACTTCCTGAAGGTTCGTTAGTAGGAGATATTTGAATTTTTTCTGTTATTGCATTTTTAATACCCGCAATGGGTTGATCTTGATAAATAGTTTCTTCGTTTGAAACAAAACTAAATGATCCAGATAAATAATATGTACTATTTCCTGTCACAAACGATTGAGTAACAGGATATTGAGTAATTGAAGGATGAATTGAAGTTCTAGTAGTAAGAGAAGCACTATTATCTAATACTGTTCCTAATGGTGCTCTAAATATTAAAGCATTAAATGCTGATTCTGATCCTGTAAGTGAATTTCCTTTTATAGAATAAGGATTCATTACATAATCATTAAATGATGATTCAGGCAAATATGTAGTATACATTCTTAATTCTTGGAATGAACCTGAGAATGGAAGGTATGCTCTGCCTGACATTGTTTGGCTACCAGAATTAGATAAATATAAAGATCCGGTTGCTGCTCCTAAACTACCTGTTACAGAAGCAGACGCTTGAAAACCAATTGTACTTCCATCATAGTTAGAATATATGTTGTTTTTAGCATATAATGTTTGAGTAGAACCACTCATTACTAACATTGTTGACCACCATCCGTTATCAAAAAACGGTAAATAAACACTAGCAGATGATCCACTAACTGTATTTATAAACTTTAATGTTCCGTAATAATCATAAGGATTAACTACAGAACCGGAGTATGAACCACTAATAAGACCTGAACCGGTGTAATCTAAAATAATAGAGTAATTATCTGTTTTTAAAAGTGTTTGATACGAACTTGTAGATGGAACACCATAAGTACTAAATCTAAAAGCTATAGTTTTAGGATCAACCCCAGCTGATGAAGCAGTATATGTTGTTTTAACATATCCATTTCCATATACATCAAACGAGTAATTAAATGTATCTTGAAAATTATCCCAACTAGATGTTGCTTTAAGTTTACCACCAAATTCATTTATTCTAAGAATAGTGTCAGGAATACCATATAAGTTAATTAACAACCTTAAACCTTCAGGTGTACCCTTTTTCTTTAATAATACAGGTAAATTGTGATAAATTCGTTTGTAAATTTCTTTATTTACACTATCTAAAGGTAGTATTGAACCTGTAGCAGAGGCAGTAACATAAGTATTTATATATTCTATACCAGAATCTGAAGGAACAGGTAATGATGATGTAGTATTAGATATTAAAAGTGTACTACCTGACGGGGTTATACCTAATAATGCTGAGTAGATATCTGCGTCTGAAAAATTATTTTGGTATATTTTTACCCCTAAGTCTCTAATAGCTTGAGCTACTATATCTTTAGAAATACCATATTCTAATCTATTATCTGCGTCAAATTTATTTGTAACATCTTTAATATAAAGCCAAACATTATCAAAATGTTGACCTATCATTTGTGTAAATAAAAAATAATTACTATTAGTATCATCTTCTCTTAGATATTCGGGTATAGCTAAAAGTAAAGCATCCTTATTTATATTTTGATCATAATTTAATGCTAATAACGATTGCGTACTAAACCAGCTTAAACCCGATACAGAATTTGGAGAAGTATTTACATATGGAATAAAATTATTTGTTTTAGGCCAAGCAGTGCTGCTTGATTCATAATATAAATAATATTCATAACCATCAAAATTAGTTATAATATCATTTATTTTGTTTTGCCAAATATTGTGACTACCAGAAACAAATTGATTAGTATTTATATATACATTTGATAAACTAGCACTGTAAACATATTGTTCTATTAATAGTAATTTATAATAAAAATTTTCTAATCTAGTTTGGGCTGAGGAGAAATGAATAAAATTAGAGTAATTTGAATAATCTACATTTGTTTCTATTCCTTTTTCTACTAATAAACTATTTAATTGGTAATAAAAACTGCCTGACCCAGTTAATAATATATTTTGAATTAATAAATTCTTATTAAGATAAGGAGTTGAATTATTTATTTGATCTTGAATATCAATATTAAGATTAGGACCTGCTATTCTATTTTGTAAATCTTGATCAAGAGTAAAAATGGTTTGTATGTCAACAGAATATGCTATTGGAGATGCTACATTGTCTACAACCCAACATATATTATTAGTATTAAATCCTGTAGGTAAAGGTTTATATAATTTAATTGCTATTGCAGGATCTGCAGTATTATTGTTATATAAACTATTTACTCCTATTAATAATTTATTATTACCAAAATTTAAATAAAAATAACTATCATCATTGGCTGCTTGTTGGAGTGGAGCATCTGATGTAATTGTGTTATTTAGTGGATTTAGTTGTTTTAATATTATTTCTGTTCTATCTGAGCTGATAGATGAAATGTATAGTGGATTGGTACTATCTCCTAAAAGTGGGGTTAAAAAATTATAATATAATGTATATTTACCATCACTATATCCTAAGTTTTCTAAATCTTTTTGAGGATCAACTACTACTTCTATACCTACAAGATTATAATCTGTAAAAGGAGATACTTGATTTATTAATATATTTTGAGAATTATAGATATACAATTCAACATAGTTGTTTGAATTTAAAGTAAAATCTATACCTGTTTGATTAACTTTTTGCACATAACTAACATCCGTACTAAATGTTTGATATTGAAATTGAGTTGAATCTGTTTGAGTTATATTTACAATATTTTGAGTCATTTGTTTTAAGTATTAGAACCAGATATTGATGCAGATATTGATGCGTTTACTTGTTTTTTTAATAATTCATTATTTTCTACTCTAAGATTATTAATTTCATTTATTAATACTTGAATGGTTTCATTTATTTGTTCTCCTCCAACATATTCTGAGCTTCTTTTAACTAAATATTCGTGTGAATCTGTCTCTCCAGTTATGGGGATACTAAAAAATAAAGTATCGTAAGCATTAAAAAAATCATTTACTGTGGCAATTGGATTTGATGCCGTTGGGGGAGTAGGGACAACAGTTTGAAAAAAGGTAGTATTTATAACCTTACTAAATTGATTAGGATTATAACCTACTTTAGATAGAGTTATTTTTTCTTGTGCCATTATCCGTTAACAACTTTAAAATAATAATTGTCGTCTAAAATTAATGTTTCTCCATTAATTGAGGTTTTAATTAAAAACTTATAATATCTTTCTGGTTCTAGACCATTCATATAAATTGTAAAATAATTACCTTGATTATCAGCACTTATTTTAGTATAAGTTGTGTCAAAATCAATTATAAATTCATTTGTATCTAAATCTTTTATAGCATAATAAGATGCTGTTGGTAAAAGATAATTTTGAATATAAAATGAACTAGTTTGGAATGTACGAGCGGGGTATTGAGGACGCACGTCTAATCTAAACTTTTCAATACTATCTTTTTCAAAGAATCCTTTATTATTAGGAAAAGTAGCTACTATTTGAGATGAAGTTATAAATGTTAACCCACTAGAACCAGTATTAAATGTATAATCATTCCATCTAAATTCTAAACACGGAGGATATATTGTATGAGTGTCTACTGAGAAGTATTTTAACTTAGGTTGGATATCTTCGTTATTTATAAATTCAGAAGCTTGTTTAATAATAAATCCATTATTTGGAATAGAACTACTATACCAAGCCCCAACTATATTAGTTACATTAGCATTAATGTCTTTATCAGTATAATAACCAAATGTTACAGATGCAGATAAACTTGATGTTACATACCAAGTACCTCCACCCACAGTAGATGAATATGAACCTGTAGTTCCAGGACTAAATGATCCTGATATCCATTTACTTCCACTTAAATAATCTTTCCAAATCCAACTTACACCAGTTGTTGTTTTGGGAACATTTGCATATTTTCCTACTCCCATTTCCCAAGATTGAGATACAGGATATATTTCTAAAGTAGTGTCTAAATTTAAACCTTCAGCATTTGCTATAAAACATCTTAAATTTGATTGCCATTGTGAGCTAGAAACTTTATTAACTAAAACATCAGATATTTCATCTGAAGGGAATTGAATTAAAAATCTACTAGCTTGAGGAGCAGGAAACATTAGTGCTCCTACTTCTAAAGAAGTTTCAATAATTTCATCTAATCCAGAGTTTGCATCAGGATACGCTGTGTATATTGTAGCGTCTTTTGTTGGGAATATTTTATATACTGCCATTTTATTTTTATAATGGTACTACTCTACCTTGAATATCTACGTTAGGATATTTTACTTCAAAAATCATAGGATCAAGTGAAGGATAAATTACACCATTAGATGTAGCTCCTTTTATATCATATGAATATAAAGAATACCCTAATTCTATTCCTGATTTGTTTGTTATTTCTAAATTTTTAACTGTTTGAACTCCTTCTACTCTATCTAATAAAACATATAAATCTCTTAAAATAATAGGTTGGTTAATTTGCCAATTACTAATATTAAAAAATACTTGTAAAGCAGATATACATCTTGCTATTACATCTGTGCTAACGTAATTAGGTAAAACAATTATATCAAAATTAACTCCTATATTGATAACATAAGCATCTTTAATGTTAACAGAGTCGTTTAACATTCTATATTGAGATAAATATGCTATAAGATTTTGTTTAAGTGCAACAGAAGCAGCAATAAGATTTCTGTTTATATTAAATGTTAAAATATAAAGATCTAAAACTGAATTTGACTCTCCAGCTGATAGATTTTTAATTTTAGTTGGTTCAATAAATGCTTTAGCAATGTTACCATATTTAGATGGCATGCTCATTGCTCTAACCATATAATCATCTTGGGTTACGTTTCGCAATTGAGTAGAAAAATTCATCATAGAATTTTGTCTAATTTCTTCAATTGTATCTCCGTCTCCACCTCCACTAGCTGCTAATGGGTTTGTTACGGCTAATGAACCAAATATATCGTTTGCTGTGTTTGGATCTAGATTCGAATTTATAAATCTAGAAGTAGTATTTAAAATTGTTAAAGTATTAGCTGCTACATTTGCTGCTACTCCTCCTCCAGTTAAATATCTAACTGTTAAAGTAGTATTTGATGGAGCAATGCCATATGTTTTAGTAAATAGGAAGTTAGATGGAGAAAATGCTGTTGTAAGTTTAGTTTGTTCAAATGGTAAACCAATACCTATATTATCTGGGTTTGGTACTATTTCTTCATCTGAGTCTGTGGCTGTTCCTGCTCCAAATTGTATTTGTAATGTTGTAGAGTTTTTAAAACGAGTAGTAAAACGGCGTTGAATTTTTCTTAATTTTAAAAGATATGGAGCATCACCGTATGTTGATAAATTAGGATCGTTTGTATTAGTATTTTTAATAGAATTAAATACCATTTCTTGACCTAAATGGTCTACTTCATACCAAGTATTTCCGTTTGAATCAACACAATCTAATACTCCTACCATGTTAAATGCATTAATTTCAACAGTAGAAAATTTAACAGGAGCTCCAAAATTAAATGTAGTTGTATTAATTGTAGAAGATATTGCTTTTCTATTCTTTTTAAGTAAGTAATATAATGGGGTAGTTCCTGATACTTCGTATATAGATATTTCTGTTGGATTTGAAGAACTTGAAACTGAAAAATCTACGTCATCTGACACTAAAAATGACGTTGCAGGATTAGTGTTAGTAGATACTGTAAAATTACCAGGAATAAATAAAGAATAATTAAAATCAGGAATGTATGTTGAGCCTGACAATATTGAAGGGACTTTCTGATAGAAATCTATATTTGTAGTTGCTACACCTGTTACATTTGGTTTGTAACCAAACATATATGCTAGTTCAAATAAATTATTTGATTGACGAGCAAATTGTAAATAATTTTCTTGTACTTGATTATCTAAATAAAACGATAAAACATCACCTACGTACGCAGCCATTTCCATGAACATCATACCAGGGGATGCTGGGCTGAAGTCGTTATATGTTGTAGGGAAATATGTTTTAGTATATTCTATTAAACTGGCCCTAAAATCGTCAAAAGTTTTATTTAAATATTTTATATTTTTATTTGATGCCATTATGCAAATCCTATTTGTATGTTATCTACTATTCCTGTATCTATAATATTATATGTAATTTTTACAAATACTTCATTTGAATCTTGTTGTGGAGTAATATTTATATTTTCTATATTTATATTTGAAAAATATTTTGATATTACATTTTGAATATTTTGTTGTAAAAATTCAAGGTTTCCAGTTATTATTTGTTCAAATAAAAGTGCTCTTAAATTAGAACCAAAATTTGGATTTAAATATCTTTCATTAATGTTTGTTAAAAAGAAATTTAATAAATTATTACGTATAGCATCTTTAGTAGTATATGTAGAAGGAAAAACATTTGGTGCATTAAAAGGAATAGCTACGCCTACAGCTACGCCAGGACGTTGATCTATTGAATATATTTTTTTAGCACCAAAAGCCATTATTTCTTACCTATTAGTCCCATTATTTGATCTAAACCTAATTGTCCACCTGGCAATGAACTGCCTTCAGACATTGTATTTACAGGTCCATTAACTTGAAAATCACCAGCAAAGCCCGAAGATGGACCTTGAGCCATTTCACCTAGTATATCCATATATGCCTTTTTAGTATCT